CGACCATCACCTTGCTTTAAGAAACAATGGTTCTACATATTCTCGTATCGGATTTGCCGGTGGTGCATATTTTACTGGAGTTGTAACTGCTGGTGGGGATTTTAGAGCACCAATATTCTATGATTCAAACGATACTGGATACTATGGTAACTTTGCTTCTACTTCTAGATTAAATACATTAGAAACAATTGGTAGAACTGTAATTGGTGGTAGATTTGATTACAATGCATACAATCAGGTAGGTTCTACGAGATTACACTTTGGTGGTGGTAACTCAGATGCAGATGGTAATTACTATATTGGTACAAACTTAAATAATTATGGTGGTAATTACACAAAATTAGATTTAAGATGGCATACTGGTATCCGTATGGGTGCACAGCCTGGTTATGGTGGAATTAGATTCTATAATAATGAAGATTTATCAACTGAAATCATGTCAATTGGTAGAGGTGATACTAACATTAGAATAGAAACGAGTTTATATGTACCAATAGTATATGATTCAAATAGTACTGGTTATTACTTAGACCCATCAACAACGGGTATATCTTTAAATGCAAATGGTATAGTTAGGGGTGATTATTTCGTAGGTAGTAAATATACATCCAGAGGGTACACTGTATATAAAGGATATGATAATTGGAATCATTACATATCAATAAGAGGTTATGCTAGACCAGGTCAAGGTAAATCAGATGCAGCTATCGTAGGTGGGCATCAAACATCTTTTGTAGAATATGCTGAAGCAAACTCTACAACTGGTTGGTTCTTTATGGGCTCACAAAGTAGTAGTTATGTTCAGGTTGGAAAAATAACAAGAAGTTATTCTCAATTTGTTGGGTCTTTACGTTCACCATTATTCTATGATACTGATGATACTGGAAAATATGTAGACCCTGCTTCAACTTCTAGATTTAATAGAATAGACTTTGGAAATAGTTCTTACTATATCCATGCAGGTTCTTGGGGTATGAGAAATACTACTCCATATGGATATATTGAGTTCGGACCTGCTAATAGTGGACATGCTCACATTTACACTTCGATGAGTAATTTCTACTTCAATAAACAAATTCAGGTGTTAGGTGGTTCTCAGATGAATCAAAATGATGTTAGAGCGGGAAATTTCTACGATAGAAATAATACTTCATATTATGGTCACTTTGATGGTTCTTCTCGTATGAATTATGTTCATATGAACGAACTATTGGTAAATGGTGGTGGTCATTCTCATATCGTAGTTGATGGTAATGGCGGTAGTGGATACTATCAATCAGTTCACATTGGTGAGTCTGGTAAAGGGGCAGCTGCACTTCACTTAACATATAGAGGTGATGGTTATTCTTGGATTGGTATGGGTGAAGGTAATCAACGTGTACCTCAATACTGGTCAATGGAGATGTATTATCAACGAGCTGATGTATATTTCAATAGTAGAGGTACTGCAAGAAACGACTTTAGAGCACCAATATTCTACGATTCAAATGATACTGGATATTACGCAGACCCTGCATCTACATCTAACTTTAATTCGCTACAGATACAGGGAACATTAACGGCAAGATTACCTTGGAGTAGTATTTCCTCTAAACCTGCGAGTTGGTTGGATAGTCCTGTTTTAGTAGAAAGTAGAGCACCGGGTGGAGTTACATTCCCTTCTGGATTTTACCAATCTTATCAAGGAACTGGAAATCCTACTGGAACTTGGTTTAATTTTATAAACGTAAGACATAGTAATACTGGTAATGGTCATGGGTATCAAGCTGGTATGAGTTACTACGATAATAACTTTTGGTTTAGAAGTTATCAAGGTGGAACAACAGCAACCTATCAAACTTGGGAATATGCACTTGCTAATGGTGGTGGAACTCAAACCAAATCAGGTATATTACAATCCAATGCATCATTCAGAGCACCATACTTTTACGATTCAAATAATACTGGTTATTATGTACATCCTGATAGTACATCTATATTGGCTGAAATTTATATAAATAGTAGAATACGACATAATGGTGATACTAATACCTATATGGAATTCCATGCGGGTGACCAATGGAGAGTTGTAACTGGTGGTACTGAGAGATTAGAGGTAAACAATTCTGCAATCACTATGACTCGGGAATTGAGAGTAACGCAAGATGTTATCGCATTCTACTCCGATGAAAGGTTAAAGAGAAAGACTGGTAAGATTGAATCTCCATTAGATAAGATTTCTAAGTTAGATGCATTCTACTATGTAAACAATGATTTAGCAAAATCGGTTGGATACGATGATGATAAACAACAAATAGGTTTATCAGCTCAGCAAGTAAAAGAGGTAATGCCTGAGGTTGTTCATTCAGCACCATTCGATACTGATTTTGATGAAGATGGTAATATGTTCTCTACATCTGGTGAAGATTACTTAACTCTTAAATACGATAGATTAGTTCCATTATTAGTTGAAGGTATTAAAGAACAAACTGAAATTGTGAAAGCTCAACAAAAAGAGATTGATGAATTGAAGGAAATGGTAAAACTTTTACTAAATAAATAAAAAAAACACTTATGAATATAACCAATTTACTCTTTTGAGTTTTTTGGTTATATTTATATGTGTATTTGGTATAAAATCAAAATAAACTTATTGGAGAAATAAATAATATGGCAGAAAGAATTGTATCACCTGGAGTATTCACAAGAGAAAACGATTTATCGTTCTTGGCTCAAGGTATCGGAGAAATTGGAGCAGCATTCGTAGGACCTTTCAAACAAGGACCTGCTTTCGTTCCCACAGTAATAAGAACTCAATCTGAGTTTGAGGATAAATTTGGTAAACCTGATGGAACTTACTATACAGAATATGCAGTACAAAACTATCTTAGAGAAGCTGGTACTGTAACAGTTGTAAGAGTAATGAGTGAAGGTGGATATACACAAGCAACACCTATTGGATTAGTTGCAGATGGAAAACTAATTTCAAGTATTCATTCAACCAATGCTGGTGATGAAGAAGTTGGGTTTGGTACATTTAGTGTAAATACTGGAACAGCATCTGGTTCATTTGTGGTAAGTGGTAGTGGTATCGGAAACGTATCATCATCTTTATTACCATCAGCAACTAATGATGTTAGTGATGTATTTGGTGAATCACCATTTGGTTCAAAGGATGGATATGTATATTCTTACTTTGAGAATGTAGCAACATCAGCTGATTATTCAGGTGGAGTATCTGCAGTAGCATTACCATCTCAAGTATTTGGGGGAGCATCAGTAGCATCTACACCATTTGTTAAATCACAATTGATTTCTGGTGAAAGAAGTGAATTATTTAAGTTCCATACTTTAGGGCATGGTACTAATGAAAATAAAAGATTTAAAGTATCTATCTCAAACGTAAAAGCAGCCGGAGAAGATGGTGGAACTGATTACTCATCGTTCTCAGTAACTATTAGAGGATTCGCTGATACTGATAAGAGAAAAGTTGTATTAGAATCATTTAATAACGTAAACTTAGACCCATCATCACCTAATTTCATCGCAAGAAGAATTGGTGATATGTATAGAACAATTGATTCTAATGGTAAGGTTACCGATAATGGTGATTGGTTAAATAACTCTAAATACATAAGAGTAGAAGTTAAAGCAGAAGGTTCATACCCTGTTTCAGCAGCACCTTTTGGACATGGAGCATATATCAACCCAATCAACGCTACGGATGCAACTATTGTACCTGCTGCTGTTTATCAAACAAATTCATCAGATAATACTGCTGGTTCATCAGCAAAATATGCTGGTTTAGATTTTGAAACTGTTGGAGTAAGGGGAGATAACGCTCATTATTTGAACGCAATTCCAACCGATGCAGTTGTTGGTAATAACGTAGATTTCGGATTTGATTCTCAACTATCTTATGTAATGAGTGGTTCGGATTCATCTGATATGGTTAAGAGACAGTTTACTTTAGGATTCCAAAATGGATTCGATGGAAAATCTCCATCTATTCCAAATAACTTAGGAGTTGATATAAATGGTGCAAACACACAAGGATTTGATTGCGCATCTTCAGTATCTTCTGGTTCAGTAGCATACATTAAAGCATTGAACGCAATTTCTAATGTTGATGAATATGATATTAATATGTTGGTAACTCCAGGTATTATTAGAAAATTCCACCCATCGGTAACTACAAAAGCTATTGATGTTGTTGAAGCTCGTTCAGATGCATTTTACATCGCTGATTTCAATGGTGTAAATGATACAATTACTGAAGCAACTACTCAATCATCGGCAGTAGATACAAACTATGCAGCTTCTTACTACCCTTGGGTTAAGACAGTTGATACTAATACTAACAAACTAATCTCAGTTCCACCATCAGTATTGATGCCAGCTGTATTTGCAGCAAACGATAACATCGGAGCTGAATGGTTCGCACCTGCTGGTTTGAATAGAGGTGGTATTGTAGGAGCAGTTAGTGTATTGAATAGATTAACACATTCTGAAAGAGATACTTTATATGAAAACAAAGTAAATCCAATCGCTTCTTTCCCTGGACAAGGTATTGTAGCATTTGGACAGAAAACGTTGCAAGATAAAGCATCAGCATTGGATAGAATCAACGTAAGAAGATTACTAATCACTGTTAAGAAGTTTGTGGCATCTACATCTCGATTCTTAGTATTCGAACAAAACACCGCTCAGACAAGAGGTAGATTTATAAACACTGTACAACCTTACTTAGAAGGAATTCAACAAAGACAAGGATTGTACGCATTTAAAGTAGTAATGGATGAATCTAACAACGGCGCTGATGTTGTTGATAGAAACATACTTGCTGGACAAATATTCTTACAACCGGCTAAGACCGCTGAATTCATTGTAATAGATTTCAACATCTTACCAACTGGAGCAGCTTTTTCAGCATAAACTAAAAATAAAAATAACTAATATTTATTAGTATAACAGGAGAAAAATAAAAAAATGGCAGAAGTATTAGAATTTAACGAAATGATGTTCACCAACTTCGAACCGAAGATGAAGAACCGATTTATAATGGAGATTGATGGAATTCAATCTTACCTTATAAAAACTGCGGCAAGACCTTCAATCAACTTCGAAACTGTGAAGTTAGACCACATTAACACTTATCGTAAGTTACAAGGTAAGGGTGAGTGGCAAGATATAACAATCTCATTATATGACCCAATTGTACCATCAGGTGCACAACAGGTAATGGAATGGGTACGTTTAGGATATGAATCTTTAACTGGTAGAAAGGGTTACGCTGATTTCTACAAAAAAGATATTGATTTTTATATGTTAGGGCCCGTTGGTGATAAGATAGAGCAGTGGAAGTTAAAAGGTGCATTTATTGCATCGGCAAACTTCAATGATTTAGACTTCTCCTCTAATGATGCCGCTGATATCGAATTAACGTTATCTTACGATTACGCTATATTAGAATTCTAAAAATACAATAAATATTTTAATAATAGAAAAGGTTCTCTTAGTGAGAACCTTTTTTTTTACTCTTTTTTAAGTTTTATATATTTATATACGAACAAATAAAGGTTTATTATGGCAAAGCACGAATTTCCAACTGAAGTAATTAGTTTACCATCTGAAGGTAAATGTTATCCAAAAGAAAATCCACTTTCTTCCGGTCAAATTGAAATAAAATATATGACAGCTAGGGAAGAAGAAATACTAACATCTCAAAACTTAATAAAAAAGGGTGTAGTTTTAGATAAATTATTTGAAGCTATTATAGTTGATAATAATATCAATCCAGATGATATTGTATTGGGTGATAAAAACGCTATTATGTTAGCAACTAGATTACTTGGGTATGGTAAGGAATATATAGTTGAAATGTTAGATTCTGAAGAGAGCAAACATAAAGTTGTAGTCGATTTATCTTCTGTAAAAACTAAAGAAGTTGATTTAAGTACATTAAATCCAGAAAACACATATAACTTTACAACACCAATGGGTAAAAATTTAATTGAATTTAAATATTTGACACATGGTGATGAAAAGAGTATTGATGTGGATGTTAAGGCATTAAAGAAATTTAATAAGAGTGGTACTTCATCAGAACTAACAACTAGATATAGATATATGATTAAATCGGTAGATGGTGAATCCGATACTAAATCAGTTGTAGATTTTATTAATAATAGGTTCTTAGCTAGAGATACTAGAGCATTCAGAAACTTCGTAAAGGAGAACCAACCTGATATGGATATGAACTTTACATACAAAGACCCAATAACGGGAGAAGAGGAGGTACGCTCGATTCCTATGGGCGTAGGGTTTTTTTGGCCTTCCGAATAACTACTCTAAAATCTTACACACACAAATTTTTGAATTATGTTACTATGGTAATGGATTCATTCAATCGGATGTGTATAGATTACCGGTTCATCTTAGAAACTTCTACTATCAGCAATTAGCTGATGCTAAGAAAAAAGAGAAAGAATCGCAAGAAAAATCACAAAGACAATCAAAAGTGAAGGTTAGGAAATAATCTTCACTTTTTTTATATCTAATATTTATAAGAGTACAAATAGAAATACTTATGAAAATTACAAAA